AGCCATCCTCATTGGTTCCCGGCTTTATACCGCCCACATCTGGTACGTCATGTAACTGGCGGTTAATCACTACGTTGCGCGGATCAAGCTGGTAGCGATTTGCTAAACCTGTGTATTCTTCTTTGCGCTTACTGTAGCCCTCTACAGCACTACCATATAACCTTCCGGCGCGGTCTAAGAAGTCATCTCTTATGGTTGTGTTCAATCTTTCACCATTTAGAACGGAGTTATACAAAGCCTGTACCTTATCTGGTACGCCGCCAGAGTTTTGCGCGTTAGAAAATTCACCCTCTCGAACCGTTGAACCTGGATCAAGGATTTTCATATAGTTAAAGATTAACGCTAAGTCACCTGCTGCTGATGGGTCTTTAGCAGAAGCCATCACTCGACCGTAAGCGTCATTCTGTAAGGCAAAATCTTTGGTGATATCTGTAAATTCTCCGCGTAGGTCTTTAGCCCACTTGAACGGGTCGCGCTTATCGTCAGCTTTAGATGTAGCTTTAACCTCTGGAAAGACTAAAGATTTATCATCAAGATAACGCAGCCTGTCGTTTGCATCCTTAGCGGTTTTTCTGTCAGTTACTTTCGGTAATGCAAAATGCTGTTTAGCAAACTGATTAGGAAAAGCCTTAGCCATTTTCTGCTGCTGTTGAGGTAATTCAGAGATAGCGCTATTTATAAACTCAGACTGTTGAGCGGCCTGCTGTCTTTTAAGGGAATTATCACTCATCTGCGCTTGAAGCTGTTGCATCTGCATTTCTTGTAAACGCTTTTGATATTCTTGCTGGTTGTATCTCGCCATATTGTTAGCGGCAGAATTCATACCACGCCCAAAGGAATTACCCCGGCCATCGTTAGCGCCTAGAATACCTAAGCCTAACTGCATTAAATAATTACCGTTCATGCGAAGCCTCTATTTTGAAGGTCGTCAAATATCGCTGATGTGGGAGAAGGTCTAAAGCCGCCTGATACTTGAGGGGCTAGCTGTGAAAATTGTGCGGCAGGTTGTCCGCCTTGACTGATTGGGGGAGGCACAAATTGTGGCTGCTGTTGTTGCTGTTGTTCTTGAGGTTGCCCCCCGAACTGGTTCATACCCTGAATTGCATCAGTAAGACCAAAGCCTCCAATACTATTACTAATCTGAGTTGGGATGGTTGATATAGCACCACTAGACACAGCAGGATTTAATACTTGCCCAAAAGATAAGCCACCTTCAATTCCAGCGCCACCTAAACCCTCAGCTAAACCCAATCCCTCTGCGGTTCCTGCGGCTACTGCGCCACCTTCACCTAACATCCCCGCTAGTGGCCCTACGCCCGCAAAGCCAGCACCACCCAAAGCTAACGCACCAAACAGTAAAGGATTCTCTTGAATGCTATCGACTATGCCACCCATTAGAGTGCCAACCCGCCGAGCAATGCACCGGCTCCTGCACCTAGTAAGGGGTTCTGACCGAAGGCAGAATTACCGCCATATTGCTGTGCTGCACCGTAACCCAGTAAACCACCGCCGATAGCGCCTGATGTAGCACTAGGCTGGTAAGGGGATGCCGCCGCCTGGGTAGTGGTGGATTGACCCGCTACTGAACCCCGTATGGCGTTAGATAAGACATCTAATTGTCTGTAGGGGTACTGTTGAGATTCGTTAAAGTTAGACAGGTTTTGGTTAAGTATATCTTGACCGTAACCCCTGCGAATATCACCTACAGCCATTAAGTTTCTAGCGTCCGTATAGTCTAGCCCTGAGTATTGAGGTGCCAGGGTCTGCGCTCTTTGTTGGGCGAGTCTTTCTTGTCCGTAGTTATTATATAGAGTTGAATTAGCCGCGCCCTCTAAACCTTCCATTAAAGCTGATTGGTTATCTTTGACCGCTTCCCCGTAAGCCGAACCACCATAAGCACCCGCCCGACTAGCGGCAGCACTTAAACCCGGCGCTGTTGCTTTCATGTACTTATCGGTAATTGAGCTTGCAGCCCGATCCATCGCACCCGATAGGTAAGGGTTAGAACCCGGCTCCATGTACTGACCCTGGAGGGTATCGGTCATGTTCTGACGGGCTGCGGATATCTCAGGCGTACCGTAAACAGAGCGATTAGTTATCGCCTGTAATCCCGCTTCATGCTCTGGCGTTAAGCCAGATATCTTTTGACCAGGATAGGGGGTATAAGGCTGTTGCGCTAACGCATCCCCTTGGGTTAGTAACTTCTCTGCATAGGGTACTGCGTAACCCGGAAGCTCTACCTTAGTTGTTGATGTAGTGGTTTGATTACCACCGCCACCGCCGCCGCCACTTGATCCGCCCATATTAAAATACCTCGTGTGAAAACGTGGTCATCCCACGCTTATAATATTTGTCCCAATTTCTCATAGACTGAAACTCAATCTTCTTAGCCCCGATCTTCTTAGCCATCTGCTCAAGTTCGGGTAAGTATTTCTTAACCGCATTACCCGCTGTATGATAAGCCGCCCAGATGAATAGCTTTTTGCCTTCGTAACCCTCAGTTACCGTCAACACTACAAAGCCGGTAAAGTGTTCGCCTTCACTGGCAATGTGTAACGTGGCCTGATTAAGCTTGATTGATGTGTAAACATCTTCGGGTATCCAGCCATCTGAACCCGCCTCAATAACTTTTAATAATCCTTGCTTTACCCATACCCAATACTTCTTTAATTCATCGGGGTGTATAAACTTCATGCAGGGGGTGTCCAGAATCTACCGCCACTCGCCCATGGATCGTCACCGTCAAACCATGAGTTTCTACGGTCGATTTCGCTAGCAACAAATTTATCGGGGTCTGCCCTTAACTCATCTGTAGACGCCGCCCACGCTTGCCTTAGTTCGTCATCTGTAAACTGCCACCCTGGGCTTCTAGGTACGAATATGCCACCACCCTGATAACCTGCTTGGGCTGCGGGCTGATTGGCTGCGGCAGGGACTAGATCAGATAAAGACTGACCCGCAAAGGTTTGCTCTTGAGGATATCCACCCTCTACCGGGTAGCCAGCACCAGAGGATAAACCTTGTGCTAGACCTCCGTTCATCCCCATGTATCTATGGAGCCCATCCATCGATTGAGGCTGTAGGTTTTCACTACCGGGCAACTCTCCACCTTGCCACCCGTTCTGAGCTACACCTTCTTGTATGCCGGGTAAACTTCCTGCGCTTGATCCACTCATATTGTTAACCTGTATCCACTTCAATTAGACTAAATCTGACAGACATAGCTGTGTTATCTGTGTCTGTAGTTGTTTGAAATTCAATTAAACTCTTTTCAGCGACCACAAAAGGCTGCGATGGCCTTAGCTCCACGTTGTTTTCTACGGCTATATCCATGTTATTCCTAAAGACTTCATACTTAGCGCCCGACACTAAAGACGTGACCCAGGCCTTCGTGGTTACTTCTGGCTTCGACCCACCAGAAGTTTTAATGGCGTTGATATGTAGCCAATCCATCAAAGCTGTACTGTTAGCGGCTACAAAAAAGAAGGCGTGCTGCGTCGAACCTTCACCAGCCGGGATTTGCGCTTGAGTTGTACCGCCTGCGGTAACTACTGCGGTGATATTTCCGGCATTAACTCCACCACTTCCCGCAGCGTAGATAGATATTCTATTTACACCTAACCAACTATTAGACGTTGTTACGATAGTTGCGCCATTCATGGTGACTACTTCTGTTTGTTGGTTATAGTCACCGTCTACGCCCCATATAATAATAGATTGAGCGCCCGTGCCTGCACTAGTATCATTAGCATCACTTGAGGTTATATCTAATGTAGTCGCGGAAGTCATACGGGCAAACGTCCCGCCTACACTCCAAACCGTTTCCGTGCCTGTGTCTATATCTTCGTTATAACCCCATTTATTCCAGGTGGTTTGTCCTGACAGGCTGCCTAGTGCAACTTCGTAGTGATAATCATGTACGCCTTGATAAGCCATTAAACTATCCAGTACTCCGCGCCATCAGACATAATGCAGATGGATTCATATTGCACATTAATAACAGCACTAGCTCCATCGTCTATGGTCTGTGTGGCTGTTATTGTTACAGTGTTAGCTGAACTATCTATTTTCTTCACCGTAAACCGTTTACCCTTAGCTTCTAGTGCGCTTGGTAATGTGACGGTAACGTTTCCGCTGGTCGCGTCTACCGGCGCCCAATCTTCGCCTATTGGTACGGTGTAATCACTGGTTATGGGTGACGTTTCAGGAAGTCCGAAGTAAAACCCATCATCTAGCTTATTTAAAAACTGGAATACAGGTGCGAATATCAGCGTTAATGCTTGCCGTGAGTATTGTTCTAAAAATCGACCTGTATCAAACTTACTCATGACTTGTCGGGACTAAATCTACTTTAATACCTGATATCTCAACATCACCTGAGAAGTTAAAGGCTAGCTTATGCCAGCGTGACTCTCTAAATACGTCAAAGCGGGACTCATACTCACCCGTTGTTTTGTCCTGGGTATAACTATCGCCTATGTTTGCCTTATAAGAATTAACCATCTCTGCTGTAGTAGGCGCGACTAAGTATCTGGGTTTAGCTCTTTGTAGGTCGGTAAATACTTCGTCATCCCCTAAATCAGATAAGGTAATTGAACTGTTACCCGGTACGCCGGTTAATGACTGAACTACGTCTGTACTATCAAAGACAGCCGGTAAGACAGCGTTACCACCGGGAAAGGCTGAACCATAAGACAAGTTAGGTAAATCAGCGTAAGTCGAGTAATTAGTACCCGCATCCGAATAAGAATCACCCGCCGCTATATAATTTATAGCCCCGTGTATGATTCTGTCATCCCTTCCCCATTGACCTGTACGATAGTTATAAACTACGCACTTATCAGGACGGTTATTAGATGTAGTCGGGTAGTACCAGTAAATAAGTGAATTAGCACGATCATGTAGACCGATGCTTAATTCTTCCTTGTCCCTGTTGATTTCATCAAAGACGGTATCTCTAACAGGTGTCCCAATACGGGAACTTTTAACCCCGTCAAATACCCAGAAATCATTATGTGACATGAAGTAATGTCTAGGGTCGTCGGGTGTACCCGTTGCTACAATGACCTCTTGACACAAAGCGCCGGAGTCTCCAGGTGTTAACTCAAAGCCCCATAAGAAAGGTGCGCCATTATCCCTACCAATATAGACAGCCCGCTTTTTATAAACCGCTACGCCGTTACCAAACTGCAATAAACCTGTGACCTTTCCGGGTGTGTCGTATAACCGCTTATTCCCGCATTGCGTAGCTATAGCGGGTGTCCAGTCGGTATAATCGTCCTTGGCAGACCAAAACACGCCATCAGGGGTATCTGTACCATCGTCGTAATTGCCTAAGAATACATACTCATTAACCGTGGCAACTACAGCAGCCTTGGGTGCATCTGTCCCACCCTTGGTGATTGTGGACATTGCGCCACTAACCGAACCTATTAGCTTAACCGTCTTTGATACAGCGAATTCAAGATTACCCTGAATAGCAAAGCGCCAGCGATCAGTAGCCGCAAGAGAATGCCCACTAGAACGGCTAGTCCATGTGGAAGTGCCTGCGTCATAGACGTTACTTGATGTTCCCGCTAGAAGCCTTGCCGTTTCGTCAAGGTTGACCAAAACCGCTGCGCCCTGACACGTTGCCGCTAAAGCAGCTAAACCCACGCTAGATTCAGATGGGGCAGCTTTCATCCCTTTAGTTGAGGGGATAAACGCAGAGCAATCACCTAATACGCCGGGGTGTTCTGTCTGGTCAATGTCTGGGGCGTAACCCTGGAGCTTTAACATTACCAGCCCCGTAGAATATTGAATCCGCGATTAGAGCCTATGTCTCCCCTTAGCTTTGAAACGCTGCGCCGTTCCCTGCGGTTAATCTCCTTAATAGTGGTGGATAGCATCTCACCCCATACCACCATGCGAGAGTCATCTTTTAAGTATGGTTGCGCCGCTAACAGGGCAGAATAAACGTATGCGTCTGGGTTGTAGGTTAGTACGTCATTACTTGAATCGGTAACGATATCTAACCGTTTCCAGTAACGCATGGGGTAACTATAAGAACTACCCGCCACACGAGGCCAATCAATCCTCGCGCCTAGTGAAAAGTATCTAGGACGGTCTGCACTTGATCCGTAGGCTAAATCCTCTAATTCTTCATAAGAGACCTGTTGCAGCTCATCACCTAAATCATCACTAAATGAGATTAATTCCATAAACCCCGCAGGCAGGGAGTCGTAAGTATTAACCTGTGACGGATTAATATTAATTGTTGCAATCATCGAACGAGCGCGTAACCGTCTGTTTAGCCTCGCCTCACCCATCTGGATAAAAGACGGAATCTTACTGTCAAGGTCTGCCCTGTGTAGATGGTCTTTTACTTCGGCTTGAAGTTCAGTATAAGTAGTGGGTGCGGTCATGCAGCTCTCTTGTTAATCTTTTTAAGCATGGTTGAAGTGATCTTCTCAACCCGTTTAGCCTGGATAGGCGTTAGCTTTGTTTTCCAGTTAGAACCACCATCACCAAAGAATCCCTCCTTAGTCATGGGGCTGGCTTCTGTAAAGCCTTTGTCCTTCTCTTGCTTCTTAAGTTTGTCTAGCTTGACTAACTCAAGGGCTTTCTTAACTCTTTCCCGGTCTGGTTCTACGCCTGCGTGTTCTAAGATTGCGCTGAATGAATCTACGGGGTTCTTTATCATGTCCTCGTAAACAAACGTCTTAATATTATGAGAATCACCATCGACAAAGGATTGAGTGTGTAAGCGCCAGGATGAGATGAAGTCCATCATCTTTGCGCCTTCGTCTGTCTTTAAGACTCGGTATTTATCTCCTAGAAACTCTATGGCCTTATCAATAGTAATCCCCATGTGTTTAGCGAATGATGGGACTACATCTCTAGGCTCGCGGACAATATGAATAACCGCCTTCGTTAATGAAACAGGCAGTAATTCAATTCCATTCGTCAGCATATTGGCTGAATGTGTCTTTAGGAATAATGGAACACCCGGTATCTTTTCTTCGTTATACATCCTGACTAACCGAAGCATTGCCATTGGTCTTGCTAACTGCTGTAAATCTATAGGTAGCTCTCTGGGGTCTGAACCGTCACCAATCTGGTGTAGCTTGGAGTTATCATCAGAGGATGAGCAGACTATCTGATTAATGTCTATCTCACCTAGAAAGTAAGCATCTAAGAAACATCTAACCCATGTATTCCCAGATTTAGGGTATGAGGCTAGCCATACTATTTGCTTATAGTCCAATATCTCGCTCCGGTAGAGTTACATCAGGGTTTAAGGGTCTTTCATAAGGACAACCCTCTCTAGAGTCGTCACCTACATAGGGGACGTAGTAGAAAACACATCCCGTTATTTGCTTAACCTCTCCCCTTAGTGACTCATAGGGGCAGATAACAGAAACAATCACCGTAAAACCTTGGCCTTCTAGTAGCTTGGCTAATCGGGCTATCTTTAGGTTGTTCTCTCGCCTATCTTCCTTGGTAAGCTTGAACCCTTGCCCTATGGCTTCTCGAACTTCGTCACCGTCAAGAATAATGGTGTTTGCCCGCTTTAACTTACGAGCTAGCGTAGTCTTACCTGCGCCGGTATTTCCTGTTATCCATATAATCATAAAAAAGGGGGAAGCCGAAGCCTCCCCCTATTCGGTTATGTGTGTTTAATCACACATGCCAATTGAGGGCGCAGCACCTTGTAGCCGTACAGCGTATCAATACGAGTGTACATACGATCTTTCACAACATCGTAATCCTGTACCAATCTCATAGAGATATCGTCATACACCTGGCGAGATGCCATGTGCGTACCTTTGGGCAACACAAGGTCAGCACTACCAAATACAGCGAAGCCCTTATTGAAAAGCAGGGAACGGTTGTAAGCGGTAGAAGCTGCACCGATAAAGGTCAGTTTCTTGTTGTTAGCCGCACTAGCTGATGCGTTCTGGTATGGGCCAGTAGCAATCAGAGCAGGCGCACAAGTGATCGTACCCGCACCAGTGAAGTCAGCCAAAACAGTGAACTGCTTAAGTACACCAGTAGATGCTTTGGTTTCAGGGTGTACGTCGTACACATCTTCAATCGTAAAGACTGAACCCTCAGTTACCGTCTTAGTACCAGTGTCTACAATCAGACTCATAGAAGTCAGATTAGTTGTAGAACCGACCTGAGCTGCTACCTGGTTACAAAGATAAGCACTACCACCGCCTTCAGTACCCGTGGTGTGACTTGGAATCGTTGAAGATTCGTAGAAGTCAAAACCAGCAGCACGACCCATCATGCCTTCACGGTACTGTTTAGCAATACCAGAAGAATCCTGAAACAGTCCTTTCAATGCATCGACCACATCAACTGATGCCTGACTATCCAGAATGGCACAGTTATCAGAGGTTGGAGCAGCGTTATCACGCAAGAACTTACGACCTTGCAGGATTTCACCAAACGATACAGCAGTACCGGCTGATACAGTGTTAGCCACTTCATCAACCATGTTGTATGCGTCAGACTCCATCTTAGCGGCCATGATTGCCATTGCTGGCTCTACATGACGCTTACTGAACTCATCGATATCCATAGTCAGTTCATTGCTAGTAAAACGCATGGGAACGTGACGCTGTGTAGATACGGTCAGCGTGGTTTGAGACTGAATAGAATCAGCACCCGTACCCGTGGCGATAGTTGCGCCCGTAGCACTTGAATACTGGATGGGATGGCGAATACGAAGCGTATTACCAATTTTCGCACCTTCCTGTGCGAATGAATCATCATACCCAGTAGTAATGTTGGGGATGAAGTTTAGTTTTTGATGCAGAACGCGCAGAGATTCCCGCGTAATATCATCAATCGTTAGATTAACGTTAGCCATTATTTACTCCTAATAAAATTAAGCTTGTTTTCGGCTAATCTCTTTGTTGCGTGATTTGATCCATTCATCAGTCGTCATCTTTGCTCTGGGCTTAACCGTTGGTTTGTTGCCCTTAACTTTGGTGACAGGCTGGATGTCTGGTTTCTTCTCTCGCGTCTTTCGAGCCTTAGCCAGCATTTGGTCGTATAGCCTTGCCTTATTAAGAATCTTCATCATTGGTGCTGAGTCCTCACCGTGTAGTCCTGAATTTAATGCGTTCAGTCCTATGGTGGATAAACCCTGCTCTTTTCCATATGAGCCGATATCTTTAGCCAGGTCTTGTGACCATCCATCAATTTCATTAGCAAGTTGGCGTGAGGTTTGTTCCGTCACCTGTGCAAGCAGAGCTTGTTGGTGTTGAGAAGCCTGAGCTTCCTGCATCTGAATGTTTTGTTGTACATGATTGCGCTTGTCTTTAAGCTGTTGGAATTGCATGAAAGCGGCCTGTGCAGTCTCTGGGTCTTGCGTAGTTGCTGCCTGCCAATCTACTTGCTCGTATTCCTTTAGCTGCATGTCAAGTGCAGTTAGTTCTGACCGCGCCTCTGCGGTCTGTTGCTGAATCGCTTGCGTTTGTTGCGCTTGTAACTGTTGCGCCTCAAAGGTCTTGCGTTGTTCAGCCAGGGTCTGAGTCTTTTGGGTGTAGTCTTTCTGCATTAAGAACCCATCTTTTAACTTGGGGTCTACGCGGAATATCTCACCGTCTAACTCAATTTCTGCTAAACCATCGTCTTTAGCCAATTCCTCTTGCAAGGCTTCGTCTAGTTCCGATAGTTCGGTTGGTTCTGTAACGTCATCCGTTACAGCCTCGTCAGTTACTTCTTCCACTGATTCCGCTGTAACCGGTTCGGTCACGACTTCCTCAGCGATTTCCATTGCGGATTCTTCGCTCATAAGTCACCTTCCTTGGTGTTGTTGTCGTCCTTGGTTTACCCTTTTGCCTAAGCGCCTCGGGTCGGGCATAAAAAAACCGCCTAAGCGGTCTTGTTTAGTTCTTCCTTTTTCTTCTTTTTCTTGAATATCCGATCCCATCCATCACGGTACTCTGGGGATGCAGTAGGGGTTTTAGGTCTATTCATCGGGGCGTGTTTCTTCCACGTTCTTTCGTAAGGATTCTCAGCCATAGTTAGCCACCTTTGGTTCTGGGTTCATTGCGTTCCTGATTTCTTCAATTAGTCCTTTGAGGATTTCCATACGCTCCCCTTCTCTTGCTTTCATTGAAGCAACTGCACCATCCATCTCTATGTCTTTCATCGATGCCTCGTGCTTACGAACTGAATCACGCTCCTTAAACTCTAGCTCTGCCTGCTTATCGTTTTGTATCCGGTACAGTTCTGCTATCTCAGCGTCTTTTGCTTGAAGTAGCTGCGTACCTTCCTCCAGAATCTTTGACATGCGCTCAACTTCGGTCTGCGCCTTGCTAACAGCCACCTGAGCCTCTGCCGGTAGCGAATCGACTTTCTCAAGGTTTTGTATCTCCGGTGGTAGCATTGCTTTCAGGCGGTTGGCTATTTCCTCAGCACCTGGAAAGTCCAGATTCTTAGCTACTAAATCACCAATGACCGCGCCTAGCTCTGGTCTGATCTTCAACATGTCCATCATGGAAGTGACTGCTTCTTGACGCTTGGTGTTAAACGATGGCCCTGCTTCTACAGCTAGATCGTACTTACCCACGCCTAAGCGGTGTATCTTTTTAATCGGGCTACCATCCTCTTGTTTGCCCGCTTCAAACTCCTGGTTGATTTGTACATTCTCTACTTCCCCATCTATACCCATGATCCGCATGATTCTGGGTTCTGAGTAGACGATAGGGATGAGATCGATTAAAACCCTGCCCGTATGCTGTATAGCGCGTGAAAGGTTGTCTACAAAGTGGAAGGTGCTGGTATCAGATTCGTTCTTTCTAGCGTTAATCGCTATACCGGCTATCTCGTTAGACTGTTCGCCTAATGAGCTATCGAAGATGCCCATAATGGCTTTCATGTCATCAGCCGCGACCATTGCCTCGTTAACTGCCCCTGCGGGTAATCCAGCGAAGGGCTGTCTTTGCGGGGGTATATCGCCTGAATACTCAAGGAAAGCGTGTGTCTTACTATTAGCAGTAGCCCACTTCTCAGAGTCAACGTCGAACGATCCCTCTGGCCCAATGAACGGGGCTTTAGGTGCTAAGGCTACTAACTCTGTCGCTGTGGTGCGCCAGTAGTTATACATACGTTGTGAGTCTTTAGCGTGACGGATTAACGAAAGGTAGTGCTTCTTACCTTCAACGATTATTTCCTCACCCATGACCATAATAACCGGGATGTATTGCCCTGGCTGTTCGTTTTCCTCTAGTATTTCATGTCCGTTCAGAAGATACTGAGTAAGCTTCTTACGCTTGGTGTCCCTCTCATCAGCAATAGCGTACTCAGGCATAGTTTCGACTAATAGCTCAACCTCTATACCTGTCTGCTTGGTTAAAGCCTCAGCCATCTCGTCATATTCAGACTTGAGAATGTCTGTACCATCCGCTAATTTATAAAGCGTGTCGTCTACTTCCTCTAGGTGCCAGAACTCGGCTATTCGTACATCTTCCTCTGTGATCCAGGTTTCGTCTGAATCTCCCTCCCATTGGCTAACATCTTTACCGGGGAAGCGTTGCTCAAACTCAGCCTTTGATATTTGCTCAGTGATAAAGCAGCCCATCCAATCACTACCGTCTGCCATCATTGAGCTAGGGTCAGGGTAGACTGATAAAGGATTAGCGATGCGCTCTATCGATATCTCTTTATCGAATGACTTGTTATCAGCGTAATCAACATTAACCCGCCAGAATCCCATACCACATGAAGCGGCGTTATCTAGTGCGGTGTCATAAGCCTGGTCAGCACAGGATACATATTCGATATTCCTGATAAGCCCGTTGTATATCTCTGCGGTGTCGTCGGTTGCATCTTCTGTTGCAGGCTTACACTTAATCGCGGGGGTATTCATGCGAGCGTCATTAACTACTTGCCGTATGAATGAGGGTAGACGGTTGATAGTCAGCATAGGACGGGCTTCTTGCTTGCGCTCGTTTTCTACCTCATCAGGCCATTGCTCACCTAAGCGACCGAACTTTAGATCGTCTGCCGCTTCCTCACGGTTTTCTGACCATGCGTCTTGATATGACGTATAAAGCTCTTTGATTTCTTCTATCTTCAACTCATCCATCCGCCAGCACTAGGCCGGTGTTGTGGTTGTTTGCGTTCTTTGGTTTGTTTAAGTGACATCGCTAAGTATCTGAAAGCGTCTGCCGCGTGGCTTGATTCGTCATGTAAAGGCTTCTTGCTGTATTGCCCTGTTTCTTCGTTTATGTCGTACCGGTAGCGCCTGAGATGGTTCAATAGGTCGGCGCACTTATGTTCGTCGAAATAACATTGATTGAAGATGGTGCGAGCGGCGTTAATACCGTGTTCTATCTTGTTAACAGGTAAGACTTGAACTCGCCTACCCGCTGCCTGCATGATCTGTTTAATGCTCCTACCCGTCTGTAGGGTCTTGGCATTAGCGTCATGGGGTAGCCAATCTATCTCGTAGGTGTAAGGCTTCTCGTTTAATACTTTCAGGTAGTGGTTTACGTCTTTGTGTCGATCTTCGATGAAATCGATGATTCGGTATTCAAAGCCGATGGCTTGCGCCAGGATGATGCTCGTCTTGTCAGACCAACCCAAGTCCCAGAACGTGGCAACCGGCTTAGACCGATCATAGGGAACACTACATATCCGCCCATCTTCTGTAGCTTGCCTAAGCTCGTTTGCGTAAATTGCACCGTCTAATGTTTGTTTACAGTGTCCTTCCCATACGTTTAAGTATTCGTCTGGGTTGCTGGCCTGTAAAGCTAACCTCTCTTGTTCTAGTACATCGGGGAACCAGTCGTTATCGCTCCAGTTAATCTTCTGCACCCAAGCATTCTCAGGTGCGTTAACCACAAAACGCTGGTAGGTTTCGTCTGTCTCTAGCTCTGGGTTAAACGTAACCCATATCTCAGAGCCTTCCTTTCTTATCGTGGGTATGAGTATTTTCCATGAGTGACCGCTTACCGTCTGCGCTTCCTCTACCCAACATCTGTCGCACCCTTCCCAACTCTTAAGCTTGGTTATATTGTGCTTAATACCCTGGAACCCAAACACTGTCCCATTCTTACCTTTAATCGAAGTGGTAGTTATGTCATAGAAGCCAGATAACCCTAGCTCTACTATCTGATCTGATAACAACTTATGCACTGAGTCGGTGATAGAATTTTGATACTCTCTAGCGCAAAGTATCCTAAGTGGCTTCTCGTATCCGTCTATGAGTAGTTGTCTAGCAACACCCCATGACTTAGCCCCGCCTCTACCGCCATACAGTACCTTGTAGCGTTTAGGGTGACGTAAGCCCTCAAGCTTCTTTGGTAGGTGAATTTCCATATACAACTTTCAGAACATGGGGGATATCATCACCACCCTCGCCTGAGTGTTCTACTGCTTTAATACTTGGCAGGTACTTGTCTATCAGCTTTAGCTTAATGTCTGCTGCTGCTTTAAGCCTTTGTATATCAGATGAGTCTAATTTATCTTCTGGCTCGTTTAATTTGTTAGCAATATCAGCAACGTGCTGGAGATGCCCCTGGTTAGATAGTTGCTCTCTAAGCGCCTCTTGTCTTATCGCTCTATTCTCTTGCGCTCTTGTTTTTGCCATTGTGAATCCTCACGGTTGTTCACGAAAAAAAGAGGATGCCTCTCCTATCTGGCTTGTTTTATCGCCAGGGGGGCAGAGCCTCTAAACTGGTTGAATCAAATAGTTTGTACGGATGATTGCCGTACTTTATAACTCGTCTATAAAATACTGAATGGTTCCCGCAGAGATAGAAAACGCATATCCGTCTGGGTAAGCTCTTAGGTTAATACCTAATACTTCAAAGTCCCCATCGTTACAGATCAGTAATGCACCACCGCTACTACCGGGGGCTATGTCGAGCGTGGAGATGTATTCTTCTCTTTGTAGGGCTTGGAGTATCCCTTTGTTTAGTATCTTTGCTATACCGTGTGGGAAGCCTATAGACCAGACCGATGAGTAAGCGTCTGGTATCTCTTGATGGAAGTCTAGATAGTGAGGGAAGTCACCGTGGATTAAGGCTAGGTCTAAGTCCTCATCTTCCTTTAACGTATAAGCTTTGACTGATTCTTCTAAAAGGTCAGGCTTTAGGTATAGGTTAAATTCTTGTCCTTCGTCGGGATCGTCAGGGGCATCAATCACAACATGGAAAGCTGTTATAGCCTGGGTTGGACTAATGGCGATAGCTGTACCGATGCTAGCTATCAAGTCCTGTTGATCCGTCATCACTACCATGTAGGTAGCCTTCTCTGCCTTAGAAGGATCACAGCCCTCTAGAAAGTCTGCCTTAGCTTCAAAATACATCAGACACCCTAATACCATAGCCGCTATTACAGCTATGTAGGGGTTATTTGTCATGGGCATAAAAAAAGCCCCGACCCGTTAAGGTGGAGGCTTTGTGTTAGAGACAACTCTAAGGAAGCCCGATTATCTCATAATACAGCCCTCGCGTCAAAGTATCTTTTTCTCTACCCACTCTCTACCTTCCTTCAATCGCTTTTGAAAGTGTGATCTTGAACAGTCAAGAATCTTTGAGCATTTCTTATCCGACCCTCTGATGGTGTATTTTGCTTTCAATGATAAAGCTGCTTCCCGGTTAAACAAAGCCAGCGCACCTATAGCCTCTGATACTCTGTCTACGTCTGTCTCTTTCTCAAGGTCGCACTTGATAAACACCGTTCCACCTGATGCCATGCGTGCTAATGGTTGAGGCTTAAACCCTAAGCCTGGGTCGTCCTCTTTCATTACCCTGTAACCCCAAGCAATGAGGATAGGCTCTATACCGTTTTCTTCTCTCAAGGTTCACCAACCCCCTCTACATCCATCAACATCCCCCTTAGCACTAACAAGTCGTTTATTAAATCTAATTTGGTGTAATCCTTACCCACATAGGTAAGCTCTGGGTATTCGTTGCTATTGAGTTTGTCTATTATTTCCTTTAACGATGGTTGTTTTGTATTCAAAGTCTCTCCACCTGTAAGCCAGAACAATAAATGTTTACCTTGTTAGCCGCCTTTACTGCTTCTTTTGGCGTTCCCCCTTGATTCAAGATAGCCATTGCCGCTTGTGCGCCACATCCGATAGCGTAATAGTCTGCATCTACTTCTGTTTCTATCTGCCTTGAGTATCGGGTGATTATCTTTCCGTCATTCGTTAGCTTGATAATGTCGATGTTTTTAATTCCAGGCGGCCTACCCTTCCTGCCTTTAAGCTCCCACTTTAAATACCTGTCGATAGGCTCACAGTCTCCAGCTAACCCGATTAGACCGTTAGGAATACGAAATATCTTTTTAGTCGGCGTAATACTTCCCATTTCCTCTGTGGTCTGGGTATCAGAGGCCATATACTCACGATTACAGGCTATAACGGTCAATCTTCCCCTCCTTTCTAAATCGCTTGTTCATGCAGCGTTTAATATATTTCCCAACACCTGAATTAAATCTTATCCAGCCTCGCTTTCTCCAAGGTGATACCCAATCCCATTCATAGCCGCCTTTAAGCTTCTGCTTCATATCTATGGCCGGTTTAGTTGATGTTGGCTATATATTTATCGACTATCGGCTTTATCTGATCTGTCGGAAATTTGCGTAATAGAAACTGCCTCTCACTAAACTTCCTATCCTTTTCTGGAATATCGCTAATAATCTTTCTCGCTAGTCGTATATTCTTTTTTCGTCTTTTATATGAAATACTCATTCCTCACCCCTCACGGCTACTTCGTCACACTCTAATCCACACTTGATTGCTTCTCTGGGTACTCTCTTTTCAGGGACGTAAGGACTACAGGGGTGTTTTAGCTTTTCCTCTTTTGGCTCTGCGCTCCTTGCCTTTAACCCTGCCTTACCTATTAGCGTTATAAGTCTGTCCTTCGTCATAGGGGTGGTGAATATCTTTATCTCTCCGCCCTTGTCGTCATCGTCACACTCAAATAAAACGACACAATCCCGGTAGTTGTTAGTCTCGCCCCTTAATTCTTTCAGGGCTTCGATGAATGTCGCTATTAAAGGATCAGGGATAAAAGGCTCTGGTCGTTCCTGCTTATCCTCAAAGAACTTGGCAACCGCTATCACTATCTCGCCTTGTACTGTTTCAACTTCCATTACGCCCCCTTGCTTCTTTGTCGTTGTAGATAGGGTGAGTTTTTATATGTGTCTGGATGGGTTTTCTCCATAAACTCGCCTAGTGGTAGTCCTTCATATTTACGGCAAAGGAAGCTAAGTGATAAAGGAAGCGGGTCATACTCTCCACCCATTACTTCGTATTTCATAATTGCACCGCGCCAATAAGCTGTACCCTGATTGGTTAGGTAGGTTTCTTCGTGAAGATAAGCCGATCCCGCAATAAGAGAGCAAATACGCCTATCCTGTAGTTGTTGTTCGTGATGATCCTTTCCCTGTAAGTGGCCTGATGTTGTAGACTTCATTTCTCTAACAGCTTGAGTCCTGGCGTTAGGTGCGCCACGCTTGTTCTGCATTATCTTTCCACTAGGAGAGCGCGGGAAGAAATGAGCG